GTGCTTCGCAATTAGCAAACAAAGAACCGATTTCGAGGGATACTATCGCTAGAATGGCATCGTTCAAGAGACATCAGCAACACAAGGATGTGCCGTATTCTGAAGGGTGTGGTGGATTGATGTGGGACGCATGGGGAGGAGATGCAGGTATAAATTGGGCAATTAGAAAACTCGAAGAAATAGATTCTCAAAAGCAGTCACAACAACTTTCATGTGACCATGTTGAATTGACCGACGAGGTTGAGGCTGAATGGTTAGAATTCTTGGAAGATAAAGGTGAAATTATAAACGAAGACGAGTGGGAGTTAATCGAAGAAGTAGAGGCTGACCCCGATGAACCAATGCCTACCGAGTTGACCGCCCGTTATTCATCACCCGACAAGAAGTCAAAAGACGATAAAGGTATCTACAAGATTAGGTACAGATATGGTCCTAATAAACTCAAAGAAAACAGTAGGCACTTCTGTAAGCAGATGATTGCATCAAGGAACAAAGGAGTTGTGTACAGAAGGGAGGATATCGACATCATGTCTAGGAACGGAGTAAACTCAGATTTTGCACCTAAAGGCAAAGCGAGTTACTCAATATGGAAATTCAAAGGAGGAGTGTATTGCCACCATGCTTGGTATCGTTTGACGTATAGACGTAAGAACGAAGCAGGTCGAGGTAGTATGGTTAAACCTTTGACACCTTCAGAAAAGTCAAGTGGGCGTAGAGATATGGACAATTACAATCCCGTACCAAACTCCGAAGCAAACAGAGATGGAGTACCATTTAACCCACCAAGTTGGGACACGGCAAAAACCCGTCCCATAGATATGCCAAGTAAAGGAAAATTACAATGATAGCAAACGACTCAGTATTACTCGTCACCAAAGACGACATCTACAAGTATACCTCTGTTAGCGGAAACGTGGATGTAGACAAGATTAGCCCCTTTATCAAAGTGGCACAAGATATCGAGATACAGACGGTTTTAGGTACTGCACTATACCAAAGGATATTAACCGACGTTAGAAACGATTCTCTGACGGGAGATTACGAAACTTTATTACTGCAATACGTTCAACCTATGCTCATTCATTATGCGGTTGCTGACTTGATGCAATTTCATGGTTATGAGATTAGCAACGCAGGTATAGTTAGAAACAGTCCCGAGAACACTATCTTGCCCGATAAGAACGAAATAGATACTATTGTTAGTAGGCAAAGGAAAATAGCCGAGACGTATCGTTTAAGGTTGGTAGATTACCTAACCTACTATCCTCAGTTGTTCCCCGAGTATACTGCGAATCAAAACAACGGACAGTATCCTTCAACAGACCCATCTAATTATGTTAGTTTTAACCTATGAAGAAAGCATACCAACCAAAAGAAAAATATGTGGTTAAACTCACAAAGTATTATACTAAAATAGTTACCAATGAAAGCAAGGAAAATCGAAGCGGTTCAGTTCCTACGAATCGACAAAAGAAGAAACCGTAAGAATCTCAACTACCATATCTTAGTCGATGAGTCAAAGCATAGCCTTGGCGTAGATATATTATTCAACATAAAGGATATGCCTAAAAACTCCCTAGTGGTAGCGTATCGTTCTACTGTGAGCAAGGAGATGCTAAAAAACGTAGTCACCACGTACCTTGAGAAATTGAAATTACACTTAGATTATGAGATACCTGCTGACCTTGTTGATTCTGAGTCTGACTAGTTGCTCGGCAAGGTGGCACTTAAACCAAGCGATTAAGAAAGACCCTACCATAGTAGATACGGGTATCGTCTACAAATTTGATACTACCATAGTTAGCGATAGCATAGTTATCCAAGATACGTTAGTGACCAAAGAAATAGACACCCTAACTATCCACGACATTGAAAATAAGGTCACTACTCAGATAATTCGCATTAGCGACACGCTTTTGGTTACAACCATAGTTGCACCCGATACGATTGAGATAATCAAGCAGATGCGAAGCAAACCACGGATAATCAAAAATGAACGCATTCCTTGGTATAAAAATCTGTTCTTTTGGATTTCAGCCGTTCTATTAGTATTACTATCATGGGTAATTGGAAGAAAATAATACCATCGAGGTCAGCACCAAAGAAGAAAGACCGTGCTTGTTTGTGCAAAGATAGAAACACCTATTCTAAGAAGTGTTGTGATGGGTCACTTTGGGCACAAGGTATAGGTCGCATAACCCAAGACCCTAGCAATCCCAAATAACCAACAAATCAAATATCAAAAGTTTTATTATTATGAGTATATCAGCACAAAGTTTTTCAGCAGGTTACACGGGTTGCAAAGTAATAAGCAACACAAGCGCAAACACGGGCGAATTTCGTGGGTTCGTAGTAAATGACGATGCGGTGGTTTCCGCTATATTAGATAAGGATGGTTCAAGCATATTAAGCGATTTGGGACTAAGTGGGGTTACACTTCGTAGCGGTATTTTTATAGCCGTTGAAAGTGGCGATTTCATTAGTTCTATTACCTTAACTAGCGGTTCCATTGTAGCGTACACAAGATGATTGGTGTTCGTGTTTGGTCAACCCGATACAAGGGTGAGGCTTTTAGTTTATTTAATGCCTATCGCTCCCGTGTTGAATCGGATGGAGGAGTAGTAGAGGCGTTTAGTTGTACCATTGCAGGATTAAGATTATGAGTTTATTGAATGATGCAAGTTTGGTAATGATACCAAGCGGCTATAAGGATGGAAAACTCTATAGTCAAAAACCTACAGACGGAGATGGAGATTTTACCTTTAGTCGTGGTTCTAACTTAGCGGCTACAAGAGTTAATAGTGAGGGGTTAATAGAGAAGGGAAGAGAGAATCTGTTGTTGCAGAGTAATGGGTTTAATCAAGCAGGTTGGGGTATATCGAGTGCAACTCTTACGAGTGGACAATCGGGTTATGATGGTAGTTCAAATGCGTGGTTATTAGATAGTAGTTCGGAAGGATATTTATTTCAATATCCAACATCTTCAAATGTTGGTACTTTAAGTATTTATGCTAAAGCAAACTCTGTTAATAATTTACGATTAAGAACTTTTGGTGCATCAATCAACGCAGAAGGTTTCTTTGATTTAGCAAATGGAGTTGTAGGTTCATCAACTAATTTAATTGATTTATCTATTGAATCTATAGGTGGTGGATGGTATAGATGTTCTGTAGTATATGATAATGCACCTTCATTGATACGGATATACCCTTCAGTAAGTTCAAGCACAAGTTCTGGAACTATTGGCTCAGTCTATATCCAAGACGCTCAGCTGGAAGTCGGTTTAGTTAGTACAGACGTAATCACTACAACCACCACAACTGCACAAGCGGGTATTCTTGAAGATATGCCACGCCTTGACTATTCGGGTGGGGCGAGTTGTCCGTCGTTGTTGTTAGAGCCTCAGAGGAGTAATCTGTTTGATTTTAGTGAATACTTTGAGGGTTCATATTGGGGTAAAACTCAACAAGGGAGTGCAAGTGTTCCAGTAGTTACGGGTAATTATGCAATAAGCCCAGAAGGTGTACAAAACGCAACAAGGGTTCAATTTGATGCGGTAGGTTCTACGAGTTCAGATAGAAGCGGATTAGTTAGGGATTTTGCATTTACAAGCGGTACGACGTATTCTATTTCTTGTTGGGTAAAAGCGACAAGTGGGAATAATGAGTTGGTTCAATTTAGAGTTGCTGGTGCTCAAGTTGGAGGCGAACAAACGGCAACCGACGAATGGCAATTATTTACGGCAACGCACACGGCAACGGTATCTACTACGGATAATTTTGGAATGCAAGTTCGTGGTAATAATACCACAAATGAAAGCGATATTTTAATTTATGGGATGCAGTTAGAACAAGCATCTTACCCCACATCCTACATACCTACCTATGGTGGTTCAAGTGTAACGAGGTCGGAAGATTCTTGTTACAAGACGGGTATTAGTTCGTTAATTGGGCAGACGGAGGGGGTTGTATTTGTAGAATTTGACCAAAATTTAATTGGGCAATCAGCAACCCGTAGAATTTTTGCTTTGAATGACGGCACTACAAGTAACCGAATAACTGCCTATATCAGCAGTACAAATAAGATTGATTTTTATGTGCGTAATTCGGGAGGAGATTTATTTTTTGGAAATTCAACTCTACCTATTGGAAATGAAAAAGGCGTTCACAAAATCGCTTGTGCTTATAAGGATGAAGATTATGCCGTATACATGGACGGAGATTTAATTATTAGCGGAACTGGTACGGCTGGAACAATCCCAGCGTGTAGCCGTTTTGACTTGGGGCAACAAATTGGGGCAAATGATTTATACGAACCAATCAATCAAGCCCTACTATTCAAAACCCGACTAACAAACGACGAATTAGCCGAACTAACAACCTTATAAAAATGTTCAGAAAATACGAATTTAAATCAGAAACAGAAGCCAACACCTACATCGAGAATTTAGGAGTTGACGAAGATGGTAACCCAAGCCATCCTCATAGCATCGTGCGATTGGGTAATATAGTTCTAACCGAAGGCGAATACGATAGCGAAGGTGAGGTCATAACCGAACCCGTTCTATCTACCAACTACCACGTTGATGTATTGTGGCAAGGTAATGCCTTAAGTTCTTGGGATTCAAAAATGGTGTGGTGTCAACCTATGGGCGTTCATACGTTTGGAAGTTCAAGGGCAATCGCTGAATGGACTGAGAAATGTAAAGAGTTGCACCCCGAGTATTTCCCCGAACCAATAGAAGAAATATGAAGACATTTTTTGACGAAATAGGAATCAACATAATGCAGTCAGTAGCAGGGCTATTTGGCTCACTTTTGTTTCTTGGCAAGGAGGGAGCAAAAAACATTAAGCAATCCTTGTTTGCAATAATCACGGGAACGGCATCGGCTAACTATCTGACTCCCGTTGTGATTGAATTTACCAAGATAGAAAATACCAAGTACGAGAATGGTATCGCCTTTATTCTTGGGTTTTTAGGACTCAAAGGAGTAGAAGCAATCAGTAAGAAATTCTTTAAAGAAAAAGTACAAGATGGAACTACTACAAGCAATAAATGAAATCGCTAACCTATTGGTATGCGGAAACGCTACGCTATTCTACATTTTTGTCTTTGGTAGGCAGGTGTCAAGGATTGACAAACTTCCATTAGCAGAGAAGATATTGCTAAGGGTAGGACTTGCTTTACCTGCAGTTATGGGGCTATGGAATGTCTTATACATGAGTTACCCACCTCCTGCTGAGATTTTGATGAACGTTGGTTATGCTTGTCTATTTACTTGGGCATCTATCTTCCACTATAAGCAATTTGTAAGAAAATAAGATGGGACTAAATAAGCATACCTTCTACAAGTTTGAGAATTATATCCACCAAGTAACCGAGAAAAAGCAGATTTACTTACACCACACCGCAGGTGGTGGTGAAGGGGAGTCAACTTTCCGATATTGGGATTCTGATTCAACGCCCGTAGCAACCTGCGTCTGCATATCTCGAGATGGCACAATCGTACAAGGGTTCTCATCTCAGAATTGGGCATACCATCTTGGGCTTAAAACAAGGCACTTTTCTGAGTACGGAGTAGGGTATCAAAACCTTGACAAGATTAGCATAGGAGTTGAGATTTGTAATTGGGGTTTCCTTACCGAGAAGAACGGCAAGTTCTATTCTTGGGCAAAGAAGGAGATACCCAAGGAGAAAGTGTATGAATTAGACACCCCCTACAAGGGTCACCGATTCTTCGAGAACTATACCGATGAGCAAATTGAATCAGTACGGGAGTTGCTATTACTATGGAAAGAAAGATATCAGATTCCTTTGACCTACCATGATGACATTTGGGAAGTGACTGATAGGGCATTAAAAGGTAATGCAGGTGTCTATACGCATAATTCCGTCAGAGCCGACAAGATAGACATTTATCCCCACCATAGTATAGTTGACATGCTAAAACTCGTTTAAAACGCAAAAAACCGCGGTTCTCACCACGGTTCCTTGCAAACTATGAAGCGAACGAATTACTTAAGTAGTAACTCGAACGCTTTCTGTCTGTTGTTATGGATGGTGCCATCAAGTAGTGCCTCAACCTCCCAATGGGTATTAGCGATACCTTTGTTCTCAAGGAATCGTGTATAACCATTGTATGCCCACCACGCAGTACCTTTCTTGGCTTCTTTCTGTCCTACTCCGTTTTCCATAACCTCTAAAAGTTCTAGGCGGTTATTCTTGGTACGGGTATGAACCTCCTCGGGTGTGATTGCATCAGATGGGAACGCCCACGCTAAGAAGTCATCGACACCTTGCTTACTCATCTTCTTCTTGCTCATGTAATTGAAGGCATCTTGCATCTCCTTAGCGTACAAGTTACTCAATCCCATAATCTTGTGTGCTTCTTTGAGGCGTTGTTCAGCATTAGCAGTATGGCGTATAGACACCTTGTTCTGACAGTGACCTAAACTTGCTCGTAAGGTGTTCTCACACACTACACGAATAGGAGTTAAGTATGCTTTAAGTGCCCCCCAACCATCATGCGAATTAGTGAGGGTGACATACATCTCGGTAAGGTCATCCTTACCCACCTTGATGTGGTCGGGCATCTTTGCTTGTACCCATACCCTTTCGCCATCACCAAGAACACCTGCTGAGTGGTATACTGCTTCTGACCTATCTAACACCTCATCGAAGAATCCAAAAGCGTCTCGGTTCTGAATGATAGTGTAGCGAGGACCCACTATCCCAAGTACTGCATTGGTATCTTGTCTTACGGTTGCCATATCTCTTAGTGGCTTGTCTACTCCTTCTGCAGTCAGTTGGCGTTTCTCAACCTCGTAGTCGAGTCCTCCTAACTTGATTGCTTCTTCTGCCGTAGCAGGGGAGTCCAATCGAACTCCCATTCTGTGCCACGCTGATTCGCCTACTACCATTACTGATTCTTTGCCGTCTGTGATATTGATATTTGCACTCATTTTACTTGTCCTCCTTAATGAATAGTGAAACTTCGAACTTGTCGCCTAGTACCTCTTGTGCTATGTCTGCCGTTTTTCTTGCTGACTCATAACTCATTTCTAAGGGACTGTGACTGTTCCATCTTAGGCGTTTAAACTCTTGCTCCTTGGTTGGGTTCTCATCCAAAAACCATGGTTCAATTTGCTGAATGAAGAAAACCTCATTCTTGGTTGTCTGTACTTGCACACCATAGGTCATGCTTTCCAAGTTGTTGATTCTGATAATTTGACTCATATCTACTAAATTTGGTTAAATTGTTCTCTTGGTTACTACTTGATGACTATTGAGTTTCTTAAATCTTCTAGGTAGTTCTTAGGGTTTAGTTTGTACATTAAACTAACTAGTGTCTTAGAATTAACGGTTTCTCCGTTTTCCATAAAAAGACGGTTACTTTCTTGGATTAACTTCTTACCCGACTGTAGGTAATTAAAAAGGGTTTCTTGCTTTTCAGTCATTTTTATATCGTTTAACATGATTCGAAATTAATGGTAGTTATTCTAATTACAAAAGTTATTTTTGCAATTTTGCACAAATGACATAAGCATGACAAGAGACTGATAGTCAAGGAGATACCACTATATATAATGTATAACTAAAGAAGATAGTAATACTTTTATTTGCATATTGCGAATCTGCAAAAGTGTTGTATATTCGTATTGTTATGTTAATCAATCTAACGGATAAGGTGGGTAGCATCTCGGCAGAGAGCATCACCAAGAAAGTAATCGACCTTAATGGTCCTCAAGGAAACGCCTTCTACCTCATGGGAGTGGCAAGAAACTTAGCAAACCAACTAGGGTTGGATTCTAATTCAATCACCAAGGAGATGATGAGTGGTGACTACCTTAATGTAGTAGCCACATTTGAACACTACTTTGGTAGTATCATGTACCTAATCTTAACAGAGGGCATGAGCAAGGAAGATGTCGAGTATGCAGTACAAGGGAAGGAGGTTCATCATGTATAAGACAAGAGCCCAACTACTACAAGAGGTCGAGGACTTGACTCGAGACGTTAAGGAGTTCCAATCTTCACTATCTCAACTTCAATGGGAGGCAAGATTGCACGACTCAGAAAAAGCAGTTCTTAAGGAACAAGCAGAAAAGCACCAATACGAAAAGTGGTCGCTAGAGAAACACCTCAAACGAGTAACGCAGGAGGCAGATTTCTACAAGAAATTATTACTATCACAACATGGATACAGAGAAAGCAATGACGGAGGTCTTGAGGATTAGTAATCCCGACCTAGCAACCAAGACGGGGCTACCTTATAACACGGTAGCCTCTTGGAAGTTTAAGTACAAGCACAACTTACTATCACTAGAAAAGCAAATTGAAATTCTAACTAGGCTCGGTTATGAGCCACAAACCAATCTAAAATGGAGAAAAAAGACACAGTAATCAGACGTACCGCTAATGGTACATTCGACTCAAACTACGGTACCATGTACAAGTTTGAAATTGAGATGCAGAACGGGGACACGGGCGAGTATGCCTCGAAAGACCCTAACCCAAAGTATTTTACCGAAGGTCAAGAGCAATCTTACGAGGTTATCCCAAGGGAGTATAATGGTAATACTTACTACAAGATGAAACCCGTTATGGCTAAACCGATGGGTGGTGGTTATTCAAAAGACCCCGACACCGATAAACGTATCACTAGAATGAGTGTACTAAAGGTAGCAGGTGACCTAGCAATAGCAGGTAAGATTCAATTACATGAAACAACGAGTATCGCTCAACTATTAGAGCAGTTTGTTATCACGGGCAACGATACATTAGCATCACTTAAAGATGATGGGAAAGGATTGCCGTTCTAATGTCGCAGTTTGATAAGTTACCCCTAACGTGGCAATCTGTTGGATTCAGAAAGAACGCCACTAATGCTGATGCTTGGAACCAAGCCGTCTACGAGAACGAGATTCAGTATGACCGATTCAAAGAGATAACTTCTAATTGTTCGTGGAAGGTCGAGAACGAGTTGCGTGCTTGGGATAATCTTTGTAAATCTGCATCAAACAAAGCAAAAGGGGGCGAGTAGCCCCCTAATGCGTTAAACAAATTTAGATAGATGAGTACAAATATAGAAAAACCAAATTACTTTATTATGTTCCCGACTTACCTACTCGAGGAACTAACGCATTCAGAATGTATCTTATGCGGTCTGCTGACATCTTTGGCAAAATCTACGGGTTATGCTTACCCGAGTAACAATATGTTAGCAGAAACGTTGTCTGTGAGTTATGAGACGATTCAACGATACCTAACCAAATTAGAAAGCAAAGGTTACATCAGAAGGCAGATGAGTACCGACTACGGGCGACGCATCTACCTCACCTCAAAACTGATAGGGGGTAACCTCAATAATGCAATGGGTACCCATGTCAAAAATGACACCCCCCCACCTCAAATTCAAGGTATGAATAGTATAACTAATATATCTAAATCTAATAGGTATAACTATACAAATGAGTTTGACCATGTTTGGGACCTTTATGGTAAGGTTGGAAATAAGTTGACTGCCTTTCGTTCATGGGAACGATTAACCAAGATAGAACAACGTGAGATAGTCGAGCATATTCCACGGTATATTACCAACCATAAGAATCACCAAAAGATGGATTTCGTTCCTCACCTTACGACATACCTCAATGGTAGGCGTTGGGAGGATGAGTTGCCATATAAGGTAACTGCTGAGAATGATAACCAAGTTGTTGAATGGGATTAGTTTTGTTAAATTGCACAAATGAGTTACTTCAAAGATTTCACCAATGCAGAGGTAGGCAAAGAGATAGAAAGGTTGTGCCAACTAGCCGACCTTAAGTTACCCGAACTACCAAAGGAAACTGCTGAGTTTATTAAGGACGAGTTTGCCCGAGTTCCAAAGGACGTATTCCGCAAGTCAATAGACGAGTACATTGCAGGTTCTATAGAGGTTGAGGCATACGCCAAGGCGAACGCTAAGTTTCTATGTCGAATGTTACGGGCATACATTAGTAAGCACAGACATAAGATTACGTTCAAACCACACGAGTATGTAGAACAACCAAAACCCGAAGTCAAACCACTAACGGAGAAAGAACAAACAGAAAAGGATTTAGGCACTATCAATCATCTACACAAGTTGTGGAAAACCAATATCGTAGAAATGAAGGCACAAGAATTCATAGCATACCCCTACATCGTATTAGTACACAAGTTAATGAACAAACATGGCTTACTCTTTAAACCACAACACGAAGAAGACGATAGAGAAGTAGAGCAGTGGGGCAATTCATTTGATAGGTACAGAAATAAGATGAATAACGTTGCTTTGAATAGTGCCCCAAACAAGTACAAGAAAGCAGTCGTTTTAAAGGCTATGGATGCTATGCACCAAAATTCAAACTTTGACTACCAAATAATAGGCGAAGTATTCTTTTCCCTTAACCACGGACTATACCCAATATGGAAAACCAAAATATAACAGTCACTAATGACCACGGAATGTGGCAAGTGAAGATATTCGGAAAAACCGAGTATCAGTGCAACCACGAAGGTACGGCAAGACTTCTTGCTTCAACCCTTGAAGATTTAGAAAACAACATTGCAGTTGGAAACAAGATGGGAGATGCCATCGTAGGAACGCTTACTCAAGAATTTAAGCAGACAGTTACCTACACCATACCATCTAAAATGAACGATTGGAAGGAGGATGAGGATGAATCTGTTTAACTTCAAAAGAACGTCAGAGAACGACGCTTTAAGTATTGACTATACCAATACACCTAAAAACGAAAAGCGTTGGGCATATCGCAAGATAACGTGGTTGCTGACGAAGTATGAACACCTACGGGATGATGACATTGAGTTAACCAATGCAATATGGCGAGAACAGATACGTGAGATGGGTGGTGACCCAATGAAGTTAACCATTGAGAATTTCTTTGAGGTGCATCCTTATCTAACCTCTAGTGAGTATATAGGTCGATGCCGTAGGAGGTTGCAACAACTGAACCCCGAACTAAGAGGTAACCTATGGGATAAACGTCATAACCTACAAGAACAAGCAAAGGAAGAATTAGGATATGTCAAGACATCTTGAATCGACCCTCCAAGTATCATGCGTGAATTGGTTCAGATACCAATATCCGCAGTATAGGAAACTGCTATTCTCAGTACCTAATGGTGGTGTTAGGACACCCAAGAATGCAAGGGTACTAAAAGCCGAAGGAGTCACCGCAGGAGTAAGTGATTTACTATTGCTAGTTCCGAGTGGTGACTACCATGGGTTCTGTATTGAGATGAAGATAGGCAAGAATAAGCAATCTGACTTGCAGAAAGAATGGCAACTATTGGTTACGAATCAAGGATATAAATACAAGGTAATTTACTCAGTCGAAGAATTTAGAACAGATATTAAAACATATTTAGAAGATGGAAAATAATTTAGCCTACGAATGGTTAGAAAAGCAAGGAAAGTTTAATAATTAAAGTTAGTATCTTTGGTTAGAATTTTGCAGTTTTACAAAGTGGATGAACGTCTTAGAGATGATAGCGAACCGCCACGAGGAATGGATACGGATATCTATATACTTGGGGTGTGGCACAGAGGAGGCGAAAGAAGTCGTTCAACGAATGTATCTAAAACTTGCAGAGATTCGATTTAAGGAAGGAAACCTAATGCGACTTATCTCATATAGGAACGACATCAATACTGTCTATATGTTTAAGGTTTTACAGAACCTAACTAACGACATTAAGAAAACCTCAAAGGAGGTGTCTTTCCCCGAGGGGTATACCCTAACCACTAATGATGAATCGAGCGAGGTAGAATACGACAAACTACTAACCGACATAAAGGATGCTATTTCTCAGATGCACCACTATGACCAAATGCTTTTAGACCTACACTTTAAACACGGCAAGAGCATGAGGCAGATTGAGCGTGAGACGGGCATCCCAACTTATAGCATATTCAACAGTATCAAAAATGCCAAGACAAGAATCAAAGAAAGAACAGAATCATCTTACCGAGACTATGAAGCAAAGGAAGCGGATAAGAAAACCTTCCACGGGCTTAGGAGATTCGATAGCGAAGGTGACTGAAAAGACGGGAATAGACAAGTTGGTGAAATTCGTAGCAGGTGAGGATTGCGGATGCGAAGAAAGGCGAATAAAGTTAAACCAACTATTTCGATATAAAGACCCCTTATGCTTTTCGGAAGACGAGTATAAGGAACTAGGTGATTTCTTTGGTGAGAAACGAACGAAGTTAGAAGGTGCAGATACCAAGATGATTTCTCGGATATGGAACCGAGTATTTCAGACAAGAAAATTCTACAAGCCATGCACTTGCAATCCACGAGAATGGCAGAAGATGACCAACGACCTATACCAAATTTACGAAACCTATGGAACTGACCAAAACAACGATTAACGGAGAGGTAGTATATCGAGTATGGACAGATGGTGGTGTTATTGCTACCTTTCATGATGAATCACAAGCAAACAATTTTGTAAGAAGACAGATGCCTTATACCATAAACAAGAAATACCATTTCTACGCTAGTCATAGGAATGAGACATTATCCGATAAATGCTACTCCCTTCATGGTCACAATTACCGAGTGACGGTTGGGTTGCAATTTGAAGACCTAAAAGACAACACAAAGGTCACCATGCTATTCTCAGATATTGACTCATTTATAGAACCCATCATTAAGGAACTTGACCACGCCTCAATATGGAATGTCCAAGACCCTTTTTACCAAGACATCAAAAAGCATCTGACTCACTACGGAATGAAGACAGTTGAGTTCGATTATCCAACCTCAGTTGAGAATATGTGTACCTACCTTTTTGAACGAATAGAAAAGAAAGGCTTACCTATTAGATTAATCACCATCCAAGAAACCGAATCAAGTATAGTTACCTATGAGAAATAAGATAAGCGTATCAGAAGATTTTTACTCCATTCAAGGCGAAGGAACCTACATGGGTTATCCTGCCGTATTTTTACGCCTAAGTGGGTGTAACTTAATGTGCGGTGGTCAAGGTACGCAATTCGATGGCGAACTACATAACAACGCCACTTGGAGATGTGATACCATAGACGTTTGGATGAAAGGAGTAAGCCAATCAATAACCGACTTAGTAATGCACTTCCATGAAGCAGGGTACATTGCACATCTTCTTAAGGGTGCTCATCTAGTTGTGACGGGTGGGGAACCGACACTTCAAGAGGGTGCCCTTATTGACTTTTTGGACACCTTAAAAAAGGACGTACCAAGATTATTTGTTGAAGTCGAAACCAATGGAACAATAGTACCAAGTGAGGAATTAGCATTAGAGGTAAACCATTGGAACATCTCACCCAAATTAGCCAATAGTGGTAACTCCTTTAATACTCGATTCAATCACCGAGCAGTTGACTACTTCAAGCAACAGAAATCCGTCTGTTGGAAGTTTGTGATTGCGAATCAAGATGACCTTGAGGAGGTATTAGACACCTACCAAGTATCTCAGCAGAAAATGTACCTCATGCCTGCTTGTGAATCAGTAGAAGAATATGAGAAGGTAGCACCAATCGTAGCAAATCTTGCTATGGAATATCACATTAAGTTTAGCAGTAGACTCCAAGTAAATATATGGGACAAGACAACGGGCGTATAGTAACCACATCGTGGGAAGAAATTAGGCGGTATATTTCGACGTTAAAACCTGCCAAGTATTACGGGATTCCTCGTGGGGGAGAAATCATGGCACAACTCCTACCCGAAGCGTGGAGAGCAAAGACTCCCGAAGAAGCAGATTGCTTCCTTGATGACTTAGTGGATAGCGGTACCACTAGGAACGTTTATCAATCGAAGTATGGAGCCAAACCATGGTATGCCATGTATCACAAATCTGACTCAGAAGTATGGTATCAGTTTCCATGGGAGGTTGAAGGTACTTTAGATGCGGAATCGCATATTCAACGTCTCTTGCAGTTTCTCGGTGAAGATACACAAAGGGAGGGATTGAAGGAAACGCCTCGCAGATACGTGAAGTTTCTACGGGAATTCATGCAAGTCCCCGATTGGAACTTTACCACCTTTGATAGCGAAGGTTACGACCAAATGATAGTGCAATCTAATATCCCGTTCTATTCGTTGTGTGAACACCATATAGCACCCTTCTTTGGGGAGGGCGTTATTGCATACATTCCCGATGGTAAGATAGTTGGATTAAGCAAACTCGCTAGAACATTAGACCTATTCAGTCGTAAACTTCAGAACCAAGAAAGAATAACTCAGCAAGTATGCGATTACTTGGTTGAGCAATTAGAACCTAAAGGCGTAGCAGTCATACTCAAAGCGAAGCACCTTTGCATGGAGATGAGGGGAGTAAAGAAACATGATACCTTTACCACAACCTCCAAGATGTATGGTGTCTTTGAAGACGACATGAACGCTAGAAACGAACTAATGAAACTAATCTAATGAAAGATAGCATTTTAGTGTACTCGGGCGGTATGGATTCAACCACGCTTTTGTACGAACAAAAAGACAGAATATCACTCGCTATTAACTTCAATTATGGGAGTAAGCACAACCATACAGAATTTAAATACGCCTATTGGAATTGTGAGCAACTCGGAATCCCATTAAAAGTGATAGACCTTCGGGATGTATTTTCTAACTTCAAATCACACCTTCTAATGGATGGTGGGGATATACCAAAAGGTCACTATGAAGACGAATCCATGAAGAAAACGGTTGTACCCTTTAGAAACGGAATCATGATGGCAATAGCAACGGGTATATGCGAATCTAACGGACAGAAACGTGTTCTGCTTGCAAATCACTTTGGCGACCATGCCATTTATCCCGATTGCAGAGAAACGTTCTTAGATGCGTTTAAAACGTCAGTTAAGGAAGGAACGTGGAATCAGACAGAAATCTATGCCCCTTATACGAAGTTAACCAAACGTCAGATAGCACAACGTGGTCACAAGATAGGAATCGACTACAAGATGACTTGGTCGTGTTATGAAGGCGGCACTACCCATTGTGGGGAGTGTGGTACTTGCGTTGAACGAAAAGAAGCATTAGAAGGTAACGACCCAACTCAATACTTAGTACCATGATGACCGTAAGGACAGAAATAAAACCTAGCGAACTCCACGGAATGGGATGCTTCGCTTTAGATAAAATTAAGAAAGGGGATAAGGTATGGACATACCATCCAATGATTGATAGCGTAATACCAAAAGAATGGTTTGATAAGGCACCCAAGTTTTATCAAGATTACTTACTATTCTTTGCTGAATATGAAGACGGGTACTTCGTCTTGTGTGGGGACAACGGCAAGTTTTGGAATCACTCCGAGAAGCCTAATTTGGGATTGGTAATGAATCCTACCCAAGAGGAGTACCATGTCTTCGCCACTTGCGACATTGAAGCAGGTGAGGAGTTACTATACGACTATCGAAATTTCAAACAAGAAAAACTAGGGGATGGATTATTCCCCGTAACTGAACTATAACTATGGCACTAGAAGTAAAAAACAACGAAGAAAAGAAGTACGATGTATTCCGCTTTTCTATGGAGGATTTAGAAGAACAGAATCCTTTTAATGACCTACCCGTAATTAAGAACGAGACGGCAGGTACATTCCACACAACGATGACTACCTCAGAGTTCTCATCTTACTGCCCATGGACGGGACATCCCGACTATGCGACATTGACCATCTCATATCCTATCCCACCATTAGGGGTTGCCGTTGAACAAAAGGCACTAAGAGATTGGCTAAACAAGTTCCGCACTATTGACCTTTACCAAGAAGAAATCACCTTCGGAGTTAAGTGGATGATTCATAAGGTTTGTGGATTACCGTTGCAGGAAATCTACGTCGAGGTTGATTGGAAAGGCAGAGGGGGTATTAGCAACCTAGTAAAAGTATGATAAAACCCTTTACCCATTTCTTTAGTGGTTCAGCCCATACGGTGATTGAGCAGATGGTCAAAGATGGTATTGTGCATTCAATTATGCCGTCCTTTTACTATCCCGATGGGTTGGACTACTTAACGGGTAAGGAGAATGTAATTTGCGACTCGGGTGCCCACACATTGCAAGAGGATGGTACAGTACCCGACTTCGATGGTTACCACAATCGGTACAAGAATTTCATTGCTGACTACAAGCATAAAGACAAGATAATATGGGTAGAATTAGATGTCGACCAAGACACAGACATAACGATTCAACAAGTCGATGACTCAACCCGTGACCTAGAAAGATTAGGAATTAAAG